CACGCTCGCCGATTCCTCGCTTTTTATATAGACCGGAATATAAGGCAGACCGGTGATCTCCACGAGCTGGCCGGCGGTCGGCTTGTTATCGCTTCGGAATCTTAAAGTTTTCATTTCAAAATTGTATAGGCAATCATGGTCTGCTTCGTCATCCAAGAAATCTATGCCCACGTCTTGCGCTACCGAGTCCACGGTTACGGTGAGGCCGGAATATCTGTAGGCAAGATTGAATGTTGTCTGATCGCCGTCTGCGAGCTGTTTTTCCGTATATGACGCACCTTTGTATTCTCCGCCTCGCACGTATATGGTGTTTTTAATCTGCGAGGCATCCTCTTTTGTCACGAGCGAGGACGATTCGTAATTATTGTTATCGTCCGTCAAGCCAAACGGCGCCGGATTGTCGGCGCGCAGAAAAAAATGGATATCTTTATTGTAATCAATATACCAATCGGCGAGACAAAGCTCGGCCAGCCGTTCGAGGCATTTTGATGGCTTCTCATAATTGAATGCCACGTAAGCAAGTTCCGTGTCGCAATCCACATTCGTGATTGTGATTCCGGCCGGTAAATACTTGCTTTGAATGTCGGCAATAATTTCATTGGCGGTCTTATCCTCGTAACTTTCCACCACGTACTTGCCGTCCATTAATTCCGTGTAATCCTTGCAAACCAAATCGTATGTAATTTTCTGCGATACATTTTTTGTATAAATGCTTGCGACCACGCCGCCAAAAATAATATCGTCATCGTCGTCTTTAACTTCCACCTCTTGCAAAATTTCCGGCGCGTTCGCCGGATCAATCAGAGTCATTTTTAGGTTATCGGCCTCCTTGCTTATTACCTGTTCGATTCTGAATGAGTCAAGGATAACGGCCGAGGTGATGTCATTACTGTTGATTTTTATTATCATATTCTCCGCTGTAATTTCAGGCGGTCGACAATTTTGTCGGCCATGTCGCGCGCGGCGTCATCGGACAAATAATATCCGCCGTTTACGTTTACGGTTATATTTCCGGAGCCGAATCCTGACCGGAGCGGAACGATTGCCTCCGGCCCGGCCTCTCCCACCATAGCCAGCGTGGGCTGAGTCACTATTCCGCCGGTGGCAAATTTTGGAATCATCCCAAGAGCTATTCCGCCAATACCGCTTGCAATTCCTCCCAAAATTCCTCCAGCTCCGCTTTTGTTTAGAACGTTCCCCAGCGCCGATGCCGCTCGGACGGCGGCTTCAATCAAGTCTTCAAGTTTACCGACCACCCATCCCACCGCTTCGCCGATCGCCCTCCATCCGTCGCCAAAAGATTCGAGCGCTCCTCTAACGGTTTTTATTAAAAAGTCGATGCCGTCCAATGCGGTTGTTAAGGCAAATAACGCACCGAGCACGGCTCCGCTTATCAGTGCTATTAAAATATTGAACGAGGCGACGAGCGTGATTCCGATTGCCTTTCCAAATTCTTGTAGATATGGCACGTATGGCTTTAACGTTTCCCAAAGATTCCGCAATGCTGGCATTACCATTTCGTTCCACATTTTTACTATGACTTGCCACGCCGCTTTTGCCATTGATATCACGTTTGTTTTTTCCTCAATTGTCCTTATGAGTGTTGATAAAAATTCACGCGTAAGAAGTCCTTGTTGATAAAGTTCCCACATTACCGCAGTCAGAAATCCGATTCCGGCTATTACAATTCCTACCGGCCCAGCGAGCAATGTCACACCGGAAATTATGACAGGCAGTGCCATCCCTACAGCTCCCAGCGCCAATGCCAAAAGTCCGGCTCCGGCCGTGAATTGCACGATTTTATCAAAAAGTTCCGGATGCGCCTTTGCCCATTCTTGAACCTTGGTGATTATATCCGATACCTCTCCGGCCAGCTGAGTTAGCATCGGCAAAAATGCCTCACCTATCTGTTCGCGCAAATCTCCTAATCTGTTTTGTAGAATCTCCATTGATCCGGCGTATGTCTTGGCAAAGGCATCGGCTTGCCCCCCAACCTTTTGATGTAGAATCCCCAGCGCTTCGAGCGGTGTGGCCGAATCCTTTATTTCTATTCCGTATTGCTTTAACACGCGGCCGGCGCCCGACATTGCCATTGTTATGAGCTGGCTGGCTGTCGCAAGGTCAACATTTTTCGCTCGCGATAAATCCATGGCCAAATTATTCAGCTTGATTGCCTCTGTCACGTCGCCAGTACGCTGATAAAACTGCGCCAATCGTACCGCCGCCTCCTCATTATCAAATCCGAGCTTGGTGGTGGCGTCTGCCGCGTCGATAAGCGCTTTCCGTACGTCATCCGTAGTCCCCTCCACATTCTTTAATGTCGCATCAAATTGCGCCCTTTTTCTTTCAGCTTCCGCCGCCGATTTTACCGTCAAAGCCAAAACGCCGGTGATGGCTCCACCGGCGATTGTCATTGCGGTTCCCACGGTTTTTGCTATCTGCGCAAAAGATTGCTCTGTCTTTTTGCTCAAATCTTCAACCACCTTGCTGGCTTCATCTTTTGCTTTCAAAATTATGTTTAGCTCCTCATTCATATTTTGATATTTTTATTTTCCGCATCAAGTTCTATGATGCGCAGGAGCGCTTCGATATCGCTTGCTTTTTCAGCACGGACAGCCGATGGCAAGCAGTGATACCGCTCGCAAATGCGCGCGGTATTTATCATTGTTATGGCTTCCGGCGAATTGTGAAATTGCCGTTTGAATCTCAAAATCTTTTCAATCTCGCTTAGGCAGTTTTTTTTTGCTCATCGAGTTTCTGCAATTCAGCGAATATCAGCTCGACGTCTTTTGGCGGCAAATCGAGGACCTCCTTTTTGTCTATGGCTTGGCCGGCAGGATCGCACAGTTCCTTAATAGCCAATTCGAGCGTTTTTTTCTGCAGGTCTATTCCCTTGTCCGCCTTTATGTTACCCATGACCGCCTTGATATCCTCGGCCGTGGAGCCAGCGGGGATTGATGTATCACCCAAAAGCGCCCGGGCCAATTCTTGCTGTTCACCCCAGCTCCAAAATGTAATAATGAGCGCCGTGCATCCGGATATCGGCAGTTTAATTTTCCGCAATTCTCGATTCATAGTTAGTAGCTGGCGACGTCATTGGTCAAAATAACGCCGATTGCCTTGGCATCCGACACGTTATACAAAACCTTGAAGCCGACCTGTTCTTTTATCAAATCCTTGTTACCGGCGCCGTCTTTGTAGGTAGTGAATTTCACGGAATTCAGCGTGATTACGATTGATGGATTGCTGGCCGATCCGATTGTCACGTCGCTTGTAATGGCAATCTGCATAGCTTTCGTGGTGTTGCCAAGGTATAAATCGCGCCATGTTGCATCGGCCACAACCGCTTCGAGGTCGCCCTCAAGTGCGAATTCCTTATTTACAATCGTGTTCGGCTCATTGCTACCAAATGTATAAACCGCCTCGGCATTCTTGCCAAATCCCAATCTTATGGATTGAAGCGCGACAGCGCTCGCGGCACCAAGGCCGGCTACGTTGTCGGCGATTTTTACGGTTATGTGACGAGGCACAAAGGCGTTCTCGTTTGATGCCGCCGGCGTGAGTCCGGTCTTGGTAGCTTCGAGCTTTGAAAGGAATTCAGATTTAAATTGCACGTAGTCATTCACTTTCGCCTCGATATCCAGCTTGTTTAGCATGGCGTATTGAAGCCATTTCCCATAAACCGGATCGGCAAATGAAAGCGTGAGCGCCGGATGGTCATTGTCATTTTTTATTATGTATGTATGTTCATATACCGCGCTCTCGCCACCTTTTAATGCTGACGAAACCTGACCCAATGCGGCCAAGAGTAAAAGTCCAACGGCTTTATCCGTCAGGTACCCCTCAAGCGCCGGGCTATTATGCTTGCTCACCACGTCGGAATCGTAGGCATCCTCAATGCGCCCTATCGCGCCCTCTTTCAATTTCGTTTCTACCACCGGATTCAGGTCTGCCGCAGTTAGCGGAAGCCAATAAGCCGGCACGACGCCGGTTCCTTTTACGTTCTCCTTTGCGATACCGACTCTCCTGAGCCGGCCAATGAATTGTGTCATATTTTTCGTGGGCTTATTGCCCGGTTAATTTTTTATGTTCTATCTTCTTATTTTTCTTCTTTTTGTATTTCCGCCAATGATTCTCCGGATACGGATCCCACGGATCTATGCGCTCAGCTTTATTCTGTATTCGTTTTTCCATATTAGATCGCCACTAATTTCGAGGTTGTAAGCGTGATCTCGGCGATTCGGTTCTCCGTTTCTGCCGTCACCCATCCCTTTCGCGCCCTTATTGACATTTTATCAATTTTTCCTCCCAAAGTATAATCCGTTTGAAATGCTTGTATGAGTTCTATCAACGCATTGTCAATAATCGCCTCGGCGGACTCGGCTCCGCGCGTAGCCATTTCTTGATACACGCGGATTGTAAAAACATACGTATCCAAATCGTGAAAGTTCGTAGTCCAATCGGCAATATATTCTGATCCGTAAAGCGTGCATGTCGGAAAGCCGGGCTTCTCACCTTTTTCATAGGCGTATACGTATTTCAGCTTTGTCAGTCCTTGGAGCTTTGCCAGCACTGCGTTTTTGGTGGCTGTAAAATTATCCGTCATAATTGTCCAATTATATTTTGTAGCGCTTTTTTGAAGAATTTATTGATCGGCCCGGCGACTTGTTCCACCGTCCGCTTTACAAATGGATTGGCCTTTGTGCCTTTCCGTGCTATGGCCCGGGCCACAAGATATGGATTCATTCCGTGCCGGCGCGCCCATCCGGTCAATGCTGTCGCCGATACCTTGTGCGGTCTTGTCCCTTTTTCTATGGCCAGAGCATAGTTTGCTCTCGGCCCCACGATAACTTGAATCGGCTTATATTGCATTTCCACGCTCTGTTGCAGGTTGCCAGTGTCATGCGGAGCTTCGCTTACTTCCGTCCTGAGGATTTCTTTACCCGATTCTTTCGTTGCCCATTCTAATTCTGCCCCGACGATTCGAGGTGATTCCGCGAACCGCCTTTGCAGTTCCTCTAAATTTTTCACCTCAATCGTATACATAAAATTGATTTTAACTTCTCATTTTTTCAATGATTGCTTTCATGTATTGTGGCCGGCGCCCGGTTCCTTTCTGATTAGCCGCACCCTTTACTATGTATTTTATTCCGTCGGCCGTGATTCTGTCATGGTCGCGCAAATCGCTTCCGTACGGCACATAAAGCACGGCGCTCTTGGCCGGATCGCCATCGGAAAGCATGACGTCATCGGCGCTTATGCGCTGAATCATTCCATATATCGTAGTGCCGGCCGTGTACGCCTCTTTTATCGTGCCGGAATCGCTATCGGCCAAATGCTCCACGGTGATTGTAGTGTCAAAAAAGAAGTTCATACGAGTGCGCTTCGTTTATAGCTATCGAGAATCAGTTTATCCTCATCTTGCAAAAATCCGGCCCAATCCACGCTTGCCGCATCCATCTGTTCGCGCGTAATGCCCTCACTTTTACGCTTATTATAAATCTTAGCCACGAGTTTTGTCGCTATCAATTCCAAATCCAGCGGCACGGTCATCAGGCCGGCTTTATAAGATGCGCTGATATTCCGTTTTCCATAGCGTCTGTCCTCAAAATAAATCACGCCCTTGTTTTTTTCCACATCATATTCGTCGGCCGGAATCGTTGCCCACGTAGTATCGCTTATATCATCGCGTTCCTCCAGCGCGGTCATCTCCTTGATCGGAAATCTATTTAGGCGGAGGTAATGCTTGAAATCATCGGCATCGTGGATTTCATCCTCGACGGTTACTTCCGTCACGGTGCGCGCGGTGTAGCGCTCTATGAATGCCGTAATCTGCTCGCATAGTGTTGCGAGGATTGTATCGTCGCCGGATCCGGTGATACCGGCGTGGGCTTTTACTTTGTCCTTAGTGGTGAGATAAAGTGCGGGCATAGGTTTGTAAATAAATTCTTATATTTAAAGCTCAACGATTTCCAGCTCCATTCCTCGGCAATTCGGCCGCTTGCCTCTGAGTATGCGCGGATATCCTTATGGGCTATCTCATCGATCTTGGCGGCCAGCGTTTCCGGCCGGATATTGGCGATTTCAATCGGATTCTTTATCATTATTTCATCAAAATTTTCCACAGGTACAAGCAAATCTGTTGGCAGGAATTCATTTTGTGGCCCCATGTCCGAGGAAACTATGGCCAATCCGGCGGCCATGGCTTCGTTTATTGGCAAACTTTGGCCGGCATATCGCCGAGGCAGGACAAGCACGTCTGCCTTGGTGTCCCATATTTCCCAATAATTCTCCACGTCGCCAGCCAAAACCGTCACTCGCCTATCGTTTATCACTTCCGGTATTGGTACTTGGCTCCGGATTATTATCTCAATCTCCTTGGCTTTGATGAGCGGGATTGCCTTTATCAACAGCTCCGTTCCATTTCTATCGTATGCCGCCTTACGGTTACCCGCGATATGCAGAAATCGCTTAGCAAATACGCGCTTTTTAAATTTTATCAGGTCAGTATTCACCGGAAATGGGATATAGCTTTTTGGCTTCGGTATATTTTTATAATACCACAAACTTGGCGCAATATAATAATCCGGCGGATCGGCAAAGTTTTCCAGCCATTCATAATTCACACGCAAGACGCTTTTTATTCCGCGCTCGCGCGCCAGTCGGTACAGGTTGCTATTGTATGGCGTTTCGATTGTGAATATCAAACTTAGGCCGGTGAAGAAATCTTTTAAATCCGCATCTGTTGGCGCGCCCGATATTATTATTGGCCGGTGGAATCGTTGCGGGAATAATTTATAAATCTGCCTATCCATTCTTGGCTGGCCGGAGAAGTCCACAAGCAAAACTTTGGCCTCAGGAAAGTTTTTCGCCATCTCCCACGTTTCAATTCCCAATCCGGTATTGTCGCCTCGGCCAATTATCCCCAGCCCGGCGCCTTTGTACTTCTTAATCAGTCGCGGCGGTAGCTGTTCTTTTTTTTCCATATATATTTCCTCCGTCCATCGGCGTTCCCAAAACCTCAACGTCGAATTGCCGATTTAATTTTTCTATAAATGATTGATAAAATCCCAAGCCCTCGCTTCGAATGACAAATCCGTGGATTTCTGCCACGATCTGGTCAAATATTCCCAGCGTTTCGTCCGACCAGCTCAAAATATTCGCGTATTCCATCCCCTCAATATCCAGCTTCAAAAGATCTGCGCGTTTGATGCCAAACTCATCCGCTATGTCCTCCATTCTTTTGGTATCGATGTCCGTGTCGCCGTCCGGTCGCATGGCACTACCACCGGAATTTTCCTTATTTTGCATCAGCTTGGCCGGGCCGGTGAAAGGCGCCAATGCAAATGGGATTGCTGTTATTTTTGATTCCAGTCCATTCCGTTCGATATTCTCGCGGAGCATTTCAAAATTTTTCCTCAATGGCTCCATGGAATATATCCGGAAGTCCAATCCAAGCTGGTCTGCTACCGAGGCGACGAATAAGCTGGCTATTCCGATATGTGCGCCGGCGTCAATCATTGTGAACGTTCCTGACTTCGGCATTGTCGCTTGGCCGATTCTGTAAATATTGTCGCGCACTACCTCATCAAAAATCCGCGCGTCAAACGATTCATCATCGCGCAGATGGCATTCAAAGTTTCCAATTTTCTTTATCATATTAATCTCCTCCGTTAATTCTGTTTGAAATTATTTCGCGCAAACGCGATTCCTCAATCGTTAGGAGCATATTACGGTATTGCTCCCACGCCACGCCGTAAATATCCTGTCCAGCGCTTTCCGTAAAATCCAAAATCTCAAGACCGGCCGGGCCGAATATCACATTGCGCGGATGGACGTCCGTCAGGATCCCGGCGGTGGTTTTCAAAAGCGCCCAATATTTTTCTGTTATTTCCTTTGCTAACATTTCCTTGTCCGGCCAAATAAGCCCAAGCTCCAGCATCGTCTGTAGATTGATTCCCGGCTTCCACGCCCCCGGCATCTGCATATCGAGGCACCATTTCCCACCGAAATTCGCCAGCGCATGTTTTCGTGTCCGGTTCTTAAATGTCAGGTAGCTTCCGGCCGCGTTTCTAAATATCTTTTTATTGCTTGCCCTGTAAATCGTCCGCATTGATCCCGGCTTGGCGCCCGGCTTCTCGGCTATCTTTTGGATGTCCTCATAAAACATAGCCAGTTTATCGCTCAAATCGCCGATTTCCCGCGTCCAATTGGCGTTTGGCGCATTCTCCTCCGGCCGTGGCCATTCCACTACCAAAACAGGCGATATCTGCGAGAATATCCACAGCATGCTTATCAGTTCAGCCGGCGAAAAGTAATGCATGACAGAAAGCGCCAAAATCGCATCGATGCCCTCGCAGGATCGTAGCAGTCCTATCCAATCCGGTAGGCCCATCTGCCGGCGGCATAATGCCACACGCTTTTCGTTATTCTCACGCAGGACGTCTTGCTGTATTTCGGCCCGGGCCTCACCACCCTCGATTGAAAGCACGGCTATCCCCAGCTCACGCGCCGCGCGCAAAGAAAAAAAGCCGTAATGCGACCCGAAGTCAAGCATTGTTTTGGCTCCGGAAAGCGCCGGCTTTATCACGTCCCACCGATCGTCGCAGTTTCGCCAGCCGTTCCATTCCTTGATTCCGCCGATTTCTACGTCCTGATATCCACCCTCTTTTTTTATTTTTTCCAGCAATTCATTTTTCATATTGCGCCCTCTTTTTTTAGCGTCGCCATCATCTCATTGACGCGGTTTTCGTAGGTATGATTTTTCTTTACGTGTTCGGCGGCCGCATGGCGGATCGCATCGCGCTCTATTTTATGCTCGGCGTAGTAATCTATGATTTCTTTCAGCGATTCAAAATCACCCGGCATGTAAGGAATAAAATGCTTATATGGTATAAATTGATTCTCTAATCCCGACACGCCCGGATGTATAAGGAATCCCCCTCGGCCAAGCGTTTCCGGTATCCGATCGCTCCAATAATTCTCGCTCCATGTGCTATCACCCACTACTACTTCGGCGCTCTCATATAAGTTATTCAGCGCGTCCCCGCGTACGCTCTCGCGCGCGCCGTAAAGCCGGAAGTCCTTGCCATACGTTTCGGTCAACCAATTTATAAGTTTTGGCCGGTAATCCCATTCCTTATGATAATTATACGAGCCCACAAAGATCACCTTATGATTCTGTTCGGGGATAAATTTTCCCCGATAACAGCTGTCCTTTAGGATGGCCGGAGGTAGAAAGAAATGATTGATCCCATGCGCCTTGAATTCTTTTTGATGTCCTCCATCAGCTGAGAATACGAAATCGCTTTGAAAAAATGGATCCTTTTCCAAGTCCTTGCCACGTGCCAACCCAAAATATAAATCAAGATGGACACTTACAGTCGGAACGTTTATCCGGCGAAGTTCAGCTAATGTTTTTTGCCAAATCTTGCCCATGTCAGTCCATGTCCGCGTATATAAAACAAAAAGCGCGCCTTGTGCGAGCTCGGCAATCTGACTCGGCGAGGTTTCCTCATGCAGTTTGTTTTCCTGAATAGGAATCACGCGGATCCCCAGCGATTCAAACGACTTCCGATAATCATTCTCCGTGCTATGTGGTGGTTCGAAATTTCCGCAAAAAACTATCTTATCCCATGTATCCTTGCCTTGTGTCTTAATAACCCTACCTTTGTTATATTTTTTTGTCCGCATATAGCACAAATATAATCAGCCGGTTTAGCCGGCTTCTTAATTTTATTCCTCCAATTTTCGTGTTCCTCTTTTTCTCTTTCACTCTCAGCATGGCCAATCTCCTCGACGATTCCCTTGCCTATAAGCTCGACGGCCCTATCCTCTTCGAATCCGGCTATGTCGCCGGCCACATATGCCTCAAATCCATTTTTTACTTTTACTACGATCATTTTCATAGATTCTAAATTGGATTATTGACTTTAATGCTCCCGCCTATCTCTTTTTGTAGAAGCTGGACAACTTCTTGCCCATCGGCAAACCACACAAACAGCTCTTTCCTGTCTGCCGTGCCATCGCCTTTATTTTCAAGCCACTTCCAAACACTGCCGTCATTATCGTATGACTTACAAAATAAGCTATGCATTACATAATTTTCAAAAGCGGATATTTCATTTAATTTTTCTTGTAGCGTCATATTAGGAATTGTTTATTAAAATAGCATCTATCCCACCGCCAACTTCGGCTGTTCCTACGGATAACTGACAGCGATAATCAATATCTGTTTTTTCAGGCACGGCTCGCCAAACACCAAAAGTGTGAGAAAATGACGAACCAATTATTGATAAGCGGTCTTTTAATTGCCAACTCATCTCATAAGGTCTTATGAAAAGTCGCAAACTTGCCTCTTTTGAACCGCCAGAATACATATACAAAGTTCTTAAAAAAAGCGTCTTGCCTGCTGGCACGCAATATCCTGCCCCCTCGCCACAACCATTGCCAGCCAAAGCCACGCGATAAACATTGGCAGGTTTCCCGCCTGTAATCGTTCCAGTTCCGACATAGATATTTCCAGCGTTCACGCCACCGCTTCCGGCAGTTAAAACACAAATGGAGTTAATACGCAAAAAAGAATTGATTGTGCTTACCCCTGTCTGTCCATTTAATGAAACTACCTCCTGTATCTCTGCGTAGCTGGCATTAAGTCCCTGAACCAAAAGCGTTCTCGCCCCAGTTCCAGCAGAAGTGTCGTTTGCTGAGCTACTTGATACCGACATAATCGTTGCCGACGCTGGAAATGAATAAATTCCGCCCTCGCCCCATATACTTTGCTCTGTTGTAGTGCCTGACGGCAAATAAGCAGACCTGTGAAGAGCAGACCTATCGGCAATATGTCCGTGAGCAATTTCAATATACTCGTCAACGGAAAGCACCTCTAACCTTAGCTTGTTATCGTTATTAAAAACAGAAAGCGGATTGCCACTATCGTTTTCGTGTAGTGATACTTCTTGTGTTGGATTGTTTATGTCGGACATAGTTATCGTTTTATCCCTCGCTCCATAAAGAGCGAGAGTAAAAAGATTACTTTTTAAGCGACTTCCTCGCCGGAAATGTTAGCGTACAAGTCCTGATTGGCCGTGTCTTTATTCGTAATAATGACCAGTACTTTATCGCCTGCCACCACTTCCAACGGTGTCGGGAATGTAATATCGATGTTCGGATTGGCTGTCGAGCTGAATCCTACCGCTCTTGTAGTTTCTGAGCTCGGCGTGCCGGCCTTTATCTCTACTTTTATCTTGCCGGATCCGGTGGCATGGACGCCATTAAGTTTCAACGTCTTTCCGGTGTTCACCGTATAATCCACGACCGTGGTCGGTGTACCGGGAACGCCGGCGCTGGCAGTTCCATAAACATTGATATCGTCGCCTACGGCCGCGTCTACTATATTGACATTAATGGAACCGTCACCATTAACCGCGAGCTCATCCGTTCCGTCCGTTATTTTTGAAACTTGCGAGCCGTCAGTTTGATTGCTTTTTATGGTCTGTAATTCAGTTATCGCGCTGTCCTGTTTATCCTCCGTTGCGGGATTGATTCTTACGTCGGCATCGTTAAGCAATCCAGCTTTTACGTCGCCGTTTGTTTCTGTCCTTATTGGTAAGGACGAATTGAAATCTGACATATGATTTTTATCTTAATTATTAGAGCTTTTTTGTATTTCTGTTTTTGTTTCCTCGATTTTTGTTTTCAGCGCCACAATCGTTTCGCTAAGTTCTGCAATTCTTTTTTGGTGTTTTAACTGCTCGGCCATCGCCACTTTAAGGGAATGTTCTTGGCTATCGAGCTTGGCCCCAAGTTCAAGGATTGTGATTTCCTTATCCAATTTCGTATCCATAGATGCTTCCTGAATAATTTTTAACTGACCCTTTTGGATTATACGCTTTTAAATAAATCGTATCGCCGGCGACCGCCTCTAACTCAATTATAAAATTTACATTTCTGTTTGTCCAAGCGTTCCGCGCTTGCCATTTTTTTTGCGCGTTAACATATATCCTGAATATTCCGTCATCGTCACCCTCAGCGTGTACGCCCCTTAATCTTATTTTTTTTCCTACCGGAACAATAATGCTGGCAAGCGTCGATTCCGTCGATGGCGGAACGGCCGCCTCACCAAAATCCTCATGAAGTGTCTTGCCGGACAGTCCTATCGATTCGTCTTGTTTTTCTTCCGTTGCTGGATTTATCTGTTCGTCCAGCGTATTTTTTAGGCCCACGTTATCGACTGCGACAGAAACGTCCGCGTCCACCTTTATTCCATCTGCCTCTACTTGTGTTTTTAATATTTTCAAAAACTCCGTGAGGTCAAATATCACATCGTCGCTATCATAAAGTTTTCCGGCTTCCGGCGCCATGTGATCGCGCAGTTTTTTTTCTGGCATAAGTTTTGCGATTTTTATAATGTCCCTCCGCCCATGATGCTTTGATATGTTCAGAGTTAGTCATTATTTTCAAATTTTCAATACGGTTGTCGGTTTTTATTCCGTTGACATGGTGGATATGTTCCGTTTCTTTTAATCTCCGGCCAAGATTCTGCTCGACTACATAACGGTGTTCTAAAATTTCCCGACCACCAATGTTTAATATTACATATCCGTCCGGTCTTATCCATTTTCCACCCTTATACCAAGGAACGTTCTCGCCGCGAAAGTATTTTGACCATGCTCTTGCCCTACATTTTCGAGAACAGAATCTTGCTTTTTTTTCACATTTTAGTGCTTCAAAATTTTTTCCACAAAATTCACAAACTTTTTTAATCCGACGCCGGCGGGCTAATTGCTTGCAATTATTAGAACAAAATCCTGCATCGGGATGAGAATGCCACGGATTAAATCTTTTTTTACAATGCAGGCATTTATTTTGTTTTTTTCATTCGGCACTGAGTCATAGTGAGAATAATTAATTGTCTTATTCTCACTATTCTCTCATTGCCTAACGAGTGTCAAGTTATTTTATTCCCGTGCCTTTCCGGAACGCTTCTGTATTTACCACGACGCCGTCGACGCTCTGATACATAAAGAGGTCAATCTGCAAGCGGCCTGTTACCGATTTTGCTTCGGCTAACATTGTTTGGCCGTCCTTGATCCAATATTCTTTCAGGTCGCCGAAGTATATTTCGGTTTCGTTAGCACCTGATCCCAAGTTTTCAGGAATGTCGGTGCATTCCAATACTTCCTTGCCAAAGATTGAATTGTCCGTGACGTTGAATATCGGCAAGCTGATGGTGTCCTTTAGCTTGCGGGCCAACTTCAAGGCCGCAGTAGAGAATAACCACTTGCCATTCACGCGATACTGTTCCGGCACCGCATAATACAAATTCACGAGGTCATCGTAAGCAAGGTTCGCGCCGGCTTGTGGCACAGCTGTAATGCTGGCCTGTCTGATGCCAGTCGGCTTTCCTGAACCGTCGCCGCCCACGAACGCGGTTTCCTCAGCGCTCACCAAGGCGCGCGCTGATAAACGGCTCACAAATTCCACGATATTGATCGCAGAGGTCTGAAGCAGTTTGTAAGGAATGCGGACGCGGCTGGCCAGATATTGGTCATCCAAATCCTTTTTCCCAACGGTCGGATTGCTTTCGGTGATATCGCTATCGGCTTCCGTGGTCACCCAATAGGCGGTCACGCCGGTACCCTCGACCGGAAGCTGGTATTTACCGTCCATTTTGAATACAAACGCATTCGCGCGGATCTTGGCCAATTTATCCTTGGCCTCATGAACGGATGATTCCAATTCCGTAGGAACGGTATATCCGAATGAACCTGAGCCGGTTGTGATTGTCTTTCTTTCGGATTCGAGTTTGCCATCGCACAAATCCTTGACGAATTTTGCGGCAACTTCTATCTCGGCCGCTTTTTTGTCGGTCGGGACGGATTGAAGCGCGGAAAGGCCTTTCTCAATATCGGCCATCTTTTTTGCGAGAGGAGATTCCTCAAGCGTAGCTGTAATGGTGGATTTTAACTCATCCATTGTCAGCTCCTTTTTTTCGTTGTCCATAAGAATGTTTTTAATTATTTTGTCAGGCGAAGTATCATCTCCGCCTTTTTATCGATTTCCTTAGCGGCCGCGCGCAGACGGAGCGTGGCTCCGGCTTTTGCATCGACTTTTATCCCCTCGCCGGCGGCTTTTTCCGCCAGTTCTTTTAGAGGTTGTAGTGCCGCAATAAGCGCATCGATTTTTGATATTAATTCCTTGGCTTCGTCGCTTGTGATTCCGGTCTTTTCGTCCCCAATCTTTATGTCCGGATGATCTTCTACCCACTGCTTTGCATCGTCCATTGTCCAGCCGTCCTCTTTAGGAAAGCGGAGCGATTGGAGCGTCATCGTGTCCTCATCCTTTAGTTTACCGACGATTCCGTTTACGCGCGGTTTGTCCTTTTTTATCTGTATCGTCCGGAAGCTCCCATCTTGAAATAGCGCAGGATCCTTGACCCTATAAGCGATTTCATTATCGGTTTCGTCCCATAGTTTCAGCTCCACCATGCCATCCCCACCGGTTTTACTTTCGTCTTTTATCGCTTTGTTTTCGTCGCCTTGCCCATCGGAGGCCTTTCCAGCGTCCTCACCCTTGTCCGCATCAAAATCCTCATCGATATCCTCTCCCTTGATTGATACCAGCTCCGTGGCCGGATTGGCTCCGGCTAAGACTGGCGACCATTCGTACAGCTTTACTTTTTTTATCACGCGGTTTTCACCCTGCATCTCCCAGTCCTGCACGCGAAATCCAATTGAAAATTCATCAATGATGCCCTCTTTTATAAGTTCGTATGCCTTGCGACCATCGTCTATCGAAAGCAGGAGCTGGGCTTTTACATACAATCCTTTATTGTCCTCGCGAGCGACTAACGTCTTGCCGATCGGCTTTTCCCAATCGTGGCTCCATACGACCTTAGGAAGTTTCTTACCGATGCTCTCGGCAAATGCGCCGGGCGCAATAATATCACCGTAGCTATCGATATTATTAAATATTGAAACGTACGCCTCAATCATTCCGGCGCCGTCTGTCTTTATTTCGTTAACCTTGCAATTTAAGGTCAACACGCTCTTGAAATCCCTTTTTTCGTTTTGCATATTGGTCAATTAATTTTCTGCTTAATTTATTTTGGGAGGAAGCGGCATTCGCAATTCGGATGGCTATAATTTACCGTGCCGACTTTTGCATCCTCTACCGTCCACTCGTCTTGGGAGAGACCAACACATATCTCGCACGCCGTCGGCTCCGCGTACCATTCCACGTTCTCAAATCCGTAGGCATCCCACGTATATCCTTGCGATGCGGTCATGGCCCGGGCCGATTCCGTTCGCGCTATCATATCCGCGCGGTACGGCGCTATATCATCAAAATATCCGGCGACCGTTTCGGCCACCTGATTCGTACTTTGCCCCTCGGCAAATGCGGTTTGGAATATCCGATATAAATCATCATAGGTGGTCTGAGTTATGCTCTCGCCATATTTTTTTGCCACGTAATCCAGCCAATCTTTTACCTCCGGTATCGCCAAAATGTCAATCGGCTTCTCGCCTATGTATCCGGCCGCAAGTTCGGCTCCAGCCAGCATGCTGTTATAGTATTCCGGCTTAATAACCGTGATCGTTGCCTTGACTTGATTGTCGATATCGAATAGGAGCTCCTTGGCCTTATCCGTCGCCTTGCCCTCGGCCTTGAAATAATCCGATCCCACGGCATCCAGCTTCGCCTTGATAATTCTCTCCTGTTCGGCAAAGATGCCCATCAGTTTTGCTTTCCAACTTCCATCGAGCTTTCTTTTATATTCCATCGTTTCATTCCACCATTTCAGTTTGGCGTCATCAGCTACTTTGAATTTTTTTTTTGCGTGGTCGCATTCCGGGTGATCACATTTTATCGTTATCTTTTTGCCATCCATTTTTTGAACAATCCCATCGGCTATTCCCTTTGCGAATTCGCGCACCTTAAAGTCGCGGGCCTTTATTTTGCAGGCCATATCGTGCTTGCGGATCGCGCTCATAGACGGCTTGACGCCCTTGCGCTCCATCCTCATTACGGCTGTCTTGCCCTCCTCGGCCGACGGTGTGATTTTTCCGCCAGCTCCGATCATCGGCACGTTTATCAATGGCGCATATATCATATCGCCTCCGGTCAAGCTCGGCAGGCCCTCCTGTTCGCGGATTTCATTCGTGGTGAGCCACTTATTCCATCCGAGATTATATTCGTTTACTTTCGCCTCACGGTCGGCCGGCACTACGCTATCAAATTCAAGCCAGTATCCGGCGCCGTATCGCGGCAACAGAAACTCATTCAGCTGTTCAGTCACCTTTTGGAGCAACGGCTGTACGGCGTACTTAGAAAAGACGGCCTCGGCCGCTTCGGCCGTGGCCCGATTGTATTGCCCCTCCATACCAAGCAGGATTTTTGGCACGTTGAATATCGCGAGGATCTCGTCGCGCGCGTTCTCGCGCCCGCCTTTGAAGTCCACTTCGGCCGGTGTCATTGAATAAGGCGTGAGCTTGGCGCCGTTTGTCAGCACGGCGATCGCATGCGCGTTCTCGGCTCCTGAATAGGATTCCTCCAACATTTTGCGCAAAAGTTTCGCCTCATCGGCATCCAGCTTCTCCGGAACCTCTACGACTGCCGATGGCTGGGCATGACGATCCATGAGCGTCTTATTCCAATCCCGCGCGCTTTTGTCCATGTCGGCAACTGTCCGCACCGCATCGAGCGTGCTTTTGCCATCCGTTTGTTTAGCTGGATCGGGATTCCTTATATCCAAAATATTGGTTGCCGGAATAGTCATCTGACTTTGTCCGGTTGAATATGTATAGCTTGTTGGCCATCCTTGCGCGTCAACGGTTTTCACCGAAAGATATTCGGGATTTAGTACCCATATTTCATCCGTTGATTTCCCCTCTCCCATCAAAAGCCATGGTGATTTTCCGTTCAGCAAATAATAAATTGCCGTTAACTCCAAGCTATCAAACCGCGTGAATCGCGGATTAAACTTATACAGAAGCGTCAGTACCGGATGCTCCTCTACCTCTTGTATGTCGCCTGAGCTATCCATTTTATAAAGTCGCCAATTGACAACGGCGAATGCTTTGGCGATCTTATTCACCGCCGCAAAGACCCAGCTCTCATAATATCCGATTGATGAGCGCCCGGTCGAGAATATGGAGAAGGCGTTGGCCAAACTATCCAAAAACTTTTTCTTATAGCCAAAAAAGAAATCGCGCGCCCCACGTAAAATTCCCCTTAGTGTTGGCATAAAAATTGGATGTTATTATCTATGTCTTAATAATAACACAAAACAAAAAGGCGCGGAAATCCAGCGCCCCCTTGCCAAGAGGATATGCTTTTATTTTTTTATTTTTGTTTTGTCAATCCTTAGTCCGGTTCCGCATTCCGAACAATATGTCCGGCAATGTTTTTCGTCTATGTCGGCAAAATGCGGCCGGCGTTCGCCAGCGCGTTCGTATAAGATGCTTTGCCCGCAGACCGGACAAATAACAAACAGGTCATTCTGTTTTTTTCGTAAGTTTAAATCCTTTGAAACTTCGTCCATATAACTTCTTTTTTTCTGTAATTAATTCAATGCCTTTCCAAAAATTATCGAGCAATTGTTTCAGCGTTTCACCTCCAAATTTTTCGAGCTTTATCATTTCATCCGGCTTCCATTTTTTGCCGACCAGCTTTTTTAATTCCGAGCTGGGATTGACCGGCACGCGCCCGCGCAGGACGGCGACCTCTTTTGTCCCATCCTCCCATTCCATATCCACAGCCAGCGCGGCCACGAGGAATGTTTGCAGGAGCTCTTTGCCCTCCTCCACCCTATCAAATCCCACCGTTATTATCATCCTCTCCTCGGCCTTTTTTTTATTGATCATATTCGTCAAAAAATATTTCCCTGAATTCTCCGTTCCTCCCACTCATCACATAGGAATTAATCAATGCTCCTCGACCTTTCATTTCCAAATAAAATCGCCGGGCTTCTTTTTTGTCTTGGCCATGCGATTGAACCTTGAAGTTCGGATGGTCCGGCAGGCGGTGTGCGGTGATAAAGCTGTCGATATGGTAGCGCGGCTTTACACGGTTATTATGTAATCGCTGGCCTTGGTCAAAAGCGGCAGGTCTTTGATCGCTATGCAGACCGCGTCCACTCGATCGTCGTGTTTCCCACGCGGAAGCGCCAGCGCCTCCTCCCAAAACTCCTCCTGATTTTTGTCGCCGGCCTTGATATAAAATTTTCCGTTCTCGCATATTGGTGCAAAATCCTCCCTGAATTTTTGTATTTTATTTTTCGTGGTCTTTACCCCCTCGATCGGGAGCGAGCAGTTTTTCTTGGCCGTTTGCACAGTATCGTTTTGAAAGGCATTGCTCTCCACTTTTATTTTTTTTGGATTTTCCGCCTGTCCAAATTCTATCAATTTACGCACGCGCTGTCCAAAATCGATACGCGCGCGCCATATGTCTATGAGATAAATGTTGCCCAGCGTGTCCACGCCAATCGTGGCCTTGGCCGTCCAGTCGCCGGATTCCAAATCCTTTCCGGTGGCTAAATCCCAGCCAGTATAGATAGATAAATTGGCTGGTAGTTTCTCATAGGTTCTCAACCATTCCGGTTTTATGATTGCACCGCCGGCTCTAATTGGCCAGTTCCTATACTCCTTATTAAAAAATCCGACACCGGATACTTCTTTTATCGTTTCCTTTTTTGCCATCAGCGCATCCCACGACCATTTTTCAGGAAATAATGTCGTGTGTTTTTCCTCATCCGTAATTGCATCATATGTCCGGGATGCCATTTTTCCGCCGGTTACTTCTCCCCAATTGATCGAATAGATATCGTCCTCGCGCTGGATCGTGCCTATGATAACAATCTTGGTATGCGGCTCGGCCATCGGCAGGATCTCGGCCGCCAAACGTTCGCGTGCCTTGGTGTTCTGTTCATCGCTGTATATCACGTCCGTATCAATAATGTCATCCAAAATAATAATGTCCGGATGGCCTCCTCTTACGGCGCTCCAAAATCCTGATGTATATATCTCCGTTCCGTTTCCAAACCGGAGCTGAGTTTTATTATACAAATCCGCGCCGGACAAAAGGTCGGCAAAATATGGTGCCTCAGCCCACTTCTTTATTTTGTCAAGCGTTTCCACGCCCAGCCCATCCGATTTTCTAAATATCTGAATGCGGATTCCGGCGTTGAATTTCGCGGCTTGCAACGGATATGCCTCCGAGAAGAAGAATGTTTTTAGGTGGTCGCGCGGAGCTACGATATTCAAAAGCTGATGGCTCATCAGTAGGTCATTCCATTCGTCATGCAATTTTCCCATCCGATAGTTCCTGTCCCGGGCCACCTTGTTCGCTTTGTATATCTCCAGCTCCGCCATTGCCGGTATGCTCTCCTTGTAAATTGCCCGCTTGATTTCCTCCTCTGAATATTCTCCGCCAGCTGGAGATAAATTGTCGCCTTGTGTCGTCATCTGCTTTTTTAAATAGTTCGGCGAATCCGCCGTCCTCCTTTACCTCCGCATTTATCGTTGCCAGCACGCCGGCCACTTGTAGTTTTTCTGTCACACGGCCGATGCCACGATCAAGGAATTCCTTAGCGGCCATTACTTGCGCCGGCCCGCCCTTTCCCATCATAACAGCGGCCAGCGTCTTGGCCGCCTTTGATACGTTCCCTTTAATGAAATCCTGCGCTTCCTCGATTTCAAGCGCCATCATTTCATCGGCGTATTGCCGGTATGCTTCACCTAATGATCCTCGCTTTCCGAACCAGCTTTGTATTGCCTCCACGCTGAAGGTAACTCCATACTTCTTATTTATTTCTTCAACCATCTGTTTATACGTGTATTGTCCACTATAACGCATTTTTATCGCATGGAATTGATAGGCGGGAATCATGGCCGTACCTACGTTCTTGTTTTTTCGCCCTTGCATATTTTTAAAGTTTTACCGCTTTGCTTCCGGTCAGCTGTTCCCATCGTTTTATTATAACGTCGACGTATTTCGGATCCAACTCCATGGCAAAACATTTTCGGTCATTCTGTTCGGCGGCAATGAGCGTGCTACCGGAACCAGCAAATAAGTCCATCACGGATCCGCCGCGCTGGGAGCTGTTGATAATGGCCTCCTTACAGAGCGCAATCGGTTTCATTGTGTTATGACTTACACCTATTAACGTATCAAATGCAGGAACTCCATCTATTGTCAGGTTATATACTTTTGTTTTTCTTCGGATAATTCGGACGTTTCCAACCCTCCGCAATACGAACTCTGCGACGTTCTCCGACTCTTTTGATAATGCACATTTTGCATTCTCCGCTTGATATCCATCCTTGTTTTGTAAAATACCAATATACCGATGTGATTTCTTTCCATTTTTTACATTGACCACATTTTTTATATTGTTTTCCCTGCTTAAATTTGCAACCGGAGTGTATCCGCTTGTGTTCAATGGAACTGACAAGCTGGAGATTTCCAATTCTATTGTCAAGTTTTTTCCCATTTTTGTGATGGACTTGTTTTCCTTCTGGGATTTTGCCATTGCATTGTTCCCAAACAATACAATGTTGCATCCGCATTTTTCCATTTGAGCAGATTCTTTTATATCCTTTGTTTGTGATGTATCCTTTGTTTTCTTTATACATAGCGGTTTCATTATACTATGTATCTTTTTATTAGTCAAAATTATATCATCTTTTCTTATCATTCCGGCAGACTTCCATACTATCTGTGTCTGATTTTCAATTACCAAGAATGGATGATTGAATGTTGCTTTTGTTTGATTCCCATCTGCGAGCGTTATCTCTATAATTTTTTCAGCAATATGAGAGCTCGTTGAACAAATTTTGCCATAATTGCTTTTACCACTTTTAACTTCCTCTATTGGTTGCCATTTATCATTTATAAATACCAATTCTCCAGCTGGAAGACACGGATGTTCCTTGCTGATGCTCGGTTTATCAAACCGCCAGATATCCACACTCTGTTTTCTGCGCTTCACCCATCCTTTTTCCACCTTGCCTTTTATCTTAACTTCAAATCCTTGAAATTTTATCGTGGTATACTCACCCTCGACCAGCGTCTTTACCTTTTGCAAGTCCTCCCAGACATTTAATAGGTTTCGCTGATCTACAAAATAATGATTCTTGATTCTTGTCGGCCACCCATAAATTATTGGTTCATGCACCTGCTGATAATCCGCACGGCCCGGCGCAAAAGAATTTTTCACCCAGATTATTGTCGACGACCAATGTCCACCAAGCTCATTAAACTTCCCTTGGACGACCGGGAGTTCCTTTCCACTCATGCATATATAGATTCCTCCATCACAAAATTCCAATATATTTTTCATCCATTTTTCCACAAAATTATTCCATGATTCGGCATCCATTTTGTCATTCATTATTCCTCCACGATGTCCCCATATTGGGTTTTTATCTCCGTAATCCACATTGTATGGCGGATCCGTGAATACCATATCCGCCTTGATTCCACCGGTGAGTTTTGCTACGTCATCCTTGCTGGTCGCGTCCCCGCAAAGCAGACGATGTTCTCCCAGCGCGTACAGGTCGCCTTGCTTCGTTTGTGGCTCCACGATTTTTGCCAGTTCGGCCTCTGTATCAAAATCGTCCTCATCTTTCATTTCCAAATCAAAGATCTTATCGAGCTCAATGTCAGAAAACCCCACGTCTTTCAAAAATGATTCATCAAAACTGGCCAAAAGCTCAAGGTCAAACTCGCCGGTATTTTTGTTTAGGCGCAAATTTAGTTCGCGCTCTTGCGCCTCCTCCAAATTAACAAAAACGGCCGGCACCTCAGTCCAGCCGAGCTCCCTTGCTATCAAAAGTCGCATATGGCCTCCCACCACGATATTCATTCTGTCCGGATATCGGTTAACAATCACTGGATCCACCATTCCAAATTTTTGAATGCTGGCCTTTAAGTCATTCCTCTGTTTTTCCGTTATCTTACGCGGATTGTATTCGGCCGGTCGAAGCGAATCGATTGGCACTTGGATGATTTCGAGTTTATTTTTCTCCATATTGTCCTCCGTTAATTTTATGGGCTTTCAGGCCGTCCGCTATCTGCCGCGCCTCTTTTGCCTATTCTCAATTGCCGGCCACGTACCTTGCAGTTCTCACCGCTTGCCCATTGTTTATTATAGTATTTTTTGCCGGCTTGTGGCTAATTTTATTCTTTCCTCAGCGATTTTTATGTAGTCCGGATTCAATTCTATGCCAAGATAATTCCTCCCATGCTTTACGGCCACCACAGCCGTTGTCCCGGCTCCCATAAACGGATCCAGCACAATTCCACCTTGCGGGCATCCGGCTTTTATCATCGGCTCAATTAATGATTCCGGAAAGGTGGCAAAGTGTGCGCCGGCAAATGGCCGCGTATTAATACTCCAAACAGTCCTCATATTCCGTCCGGCTTGATTGGGCCGGCGGAGCCGGTCATCCCGCTCTTTTACCGAAAAATCGTCGCCTTTGCTGGCATCAGTCGATTTTGTTTTCGGGCCACCCCAGCGATTCAATGGTTTGGTATAATGTTCAAACTGTTGCTCAAAAAAATAATCTTTTTTCTTGGTGAAAAAAAATACTTTTTCAAAATCCACCGTGAATCTATCTTTTGCGCTGGACGGCATTACATTCGGCTTGTGCCATATAATTTCATTCCGCAATAGCCAACCGCTGCCGCTTCCGGCATAGGTGTCGCCAATTACAACCCAGCACGATCCGGTTAGTTTCAAAACCCGTTTTACTTCATCAAAAATATCGCATAAATTTTTAATAAACTCTTGGTAGGTTTTTTCCAATCCAATCTGTCCAGCAATGTTGTAATTTCGTAATTTCCAATACGGCGGGCTTGTCACGACGCAGTCGATACTCTCATCCGACAGTTCTTTTAATTTTTCTAAAGCATCTCCTTGTATGATTTTATTTATCAACATATTTCGGTCGCGTCTTATCCAAAAGTCGCAAAAAATCTGTTTTGCTTTTTTTATTACTCATATAAGTTTCCGTTGACGATCGTCCGGCACTACCTTTTTACACTTGGTGCAGACGCCTCCTTTGGCCCGGGAATATTGGAATGAATACCGCGGCAGTCCGCAGACGGCGCACCTATATGGATTAATCCGTCGCCACTTTTTATGGGCCTTTGGTAATTTTATCATAAAAGTTTGATTGCCCTATCTATTAATTCCTTGGCCTCCTCATATCCCTTAGTCACGGCCGAATGAATATTGCATTGACCAAGCTCTTTCAGCCATGCCTCTTGGAATTCGCTTACCTCTCCTCCGACCGGCGCTTTCATTTCGATGAATATCAGGCGCTTCTTTCCGCTTCTCGGATTTATTATTATCGCGAGATCGGGGAATCCCGGCCGGAGGCCCTCCCGCTTTTGATTCATGATCTGCCTCCGGCTTTTTGTCCACAGATTATGTTTTATGGCTGTGAATAAAACTACACTACCCTGACCTTTCAAAATTTCAAGGTAATTTACAAATGCGCATTGTTCATGATATTCTTTTTCCTCACGCGGTTTCCTTGGTTTGCGAGCATTGCCAAAAAACATAAATAGTTTTTAGAATATAGGTTTTTCTCCCATGCCCGCGCGCATTGCCTCGGCCGGTGTTCTCTTTTTCAGTTCGGCATCCGGCATGGATCCCAGCACTTGGATCACGCGGTTTGCATCCTCTACCGTCAGCTGGTCAATTGATTCCTTTCCTCCCAGCTTCGCGGCATCCTCGCATGTCTTACCTTTCTCCAGCACCATAAATTCTATCATTTCCCTTTGCGCACGCGTGGCCGCTTCGGGCTGGCTGGGAGCAAGACAGTCCGGCGGTGGATTGTCTTGGGCATCCTTTGCCGGTTCACTTGGCGTCAAATTCTGCCCATCAGGCGCGACTTCGGCTCTTTTAGGCGGTTCTGCCTGTTTAGGCGGTTCCGGCGTGGGAGATGGCAGATTTTGGGCTTTTGGCGCAAAGCTGGCCGGTGGCAGACCATCGTCCTTTCGCTTTTGCTGAATTTTGATGTCTTGGGCTTTCAGGTATGCCTCGGCGCTCGCTTGCGACAATTCGTCCCACTTCTTGCCTATTTTTGCCTCCCATTGCTCTTTTGTGATTCCAAATGCCATGAGTTGATCGGCAAAGCGTTCATTCTGTTCGGGCGTGGGCAGGTCGGCGGCTCCGCTATTTCCCCAATCGAGAAGCGTCTTGCCGGTATCCTCGCCGATCTTGAATGCCGTCTTGTCCATAAAAATGCCCGATCTGTCTTTGCTGGTGGTGGCATAATGGCTTATAGCAAGGTCAAAGGCCACGGTCATTTCGTAATCAAAGCCGTCGCGCGTCATTGCTTTCATTCCGGTTTTCTCCGGTACGTTTACGGTTTTGCCGTTGCGCTCTACTTGATTCAGGACGTACTCTTGTTTTGTCCTCCCACAGCAGATCACGTGGAGCGGGGATTGTAGAATGCAATCTATGAATCGATTGTGCATGGGCGTCAGCTTTTTCCAAACGGCAAATGAGTTTTTTGATCCTTGGGCCATTTCATCTGCCATTTCAAGGATGCCTCCGGTTCCGTTCCATTCGTGAGTTATGCTGTCGATTATTACCACTTCCATCCCGGCTTTTTCGCAAGCTATGATTGCCTCCGCGTATTTTTCCGGATGAAATGGCGGGGATAGCGTTATTACGTTGTATGCGCCAAGGTGGCTGTAAAGCTCGGCGCTCCCATTCTCCGTATCTATCACGGCGATTTTATCCCATGGCGCCATTCCTTTTGCCATAAGGAGAGCCGAATATGTCTTGCCGGATCCCGATGGCCCGAATACGCCTATCTTAAGTTTAGCCTTTTTACGTTCGGCCTTACGTAGCACGAATGCCATATTGCCTTTTGCGCTCCTCTTGGGAGCGTCTTTTGGTCGCCGGGGATCGTTGTTTGATCTCATTCGGCTCCCTTTAATTTTATCCTCCTGTTTTAAGCTATTTTATCTTTTTTTAGTAATTTTAGCAAATTATTGGTCTTGGCCGGTGGTTTCTTTTGGCACCACCTTTAATTTTTCCAAAATGTTCGCCTGATTCTTTACAAATTCCTCCTCGATCAGTTTCTCAACGAATTCACCTATTCCAATTCCAAAAAAAAATGCCAAATTCTGCAAAAGCATGTAGGTCTTTTCGTTTAGTCCCACCATTTTTCTATTCTCGGTTTTCATAAATTTACACGAATTTTGGTGGTGTATACACCCATCAGTGAGGTGTATACGCCCAGATTTTGCCTCCGCCATCCCCTCCCTCTTATTATGAGGTACAAGAAATGATGAACTCCAATTTCCCTTATCTACTGGTTAAGCAATAAATCCATGGGGAGAGGCCGGGACGCAGGCGGTTGGCGTTGCCCGGATTTTGAAGTATAAGGTTCCCTACCCCTATACCCTGAATTCATTGCTGTTCGGTCTGATTTTTTTTATCTAAGCCGGATCAAACACGATTGACCGGCGTCCTTGGAATTTTTTGTTATACAAAAACCCGCCTTTACCGTTAAGCGCAGGCGGGTTTTTGGCTTTGCCCCGAAGAGCTCAGCTTTGGATATCCGAGGTTGAGCTTTTCTTGTTTTCCGATAAAAAATCGCTTAACGGTATTTTCATTATCTCTTGCCTACGGTTTTCTGTCAAATGGCCTGATCCGCGCCTATTCGTGCGGATTCTTAGCCCCATTGTGGATAACTTCACGGCCTTATTCGTGTCGGCTGGGGATATGTTGGGGATAAGAAAAACCACCTTAATGGCGGCGTTTCTTTTTGGCGCGGTACCTCCTTTGGCGATCCCTTTCACGTTGTAGGTATGTCGGATCTTTGGCCCTCTTACGATAGCCGGCGCGCCACATTGCCTTTGCCTGTTCGTGGTGTTCTTTTGTCCACTTGGCTACGGCCCGGGCCACTATTTTATGCCATTTTTCAGGATTGTTTTTCATCCAGCGGATTGTACGTTCCTTTGCCTTGCGCCTGACCTCCGGATCCGCATGGTATCGGTGGCGTCGATAGCAGGTATTTACGCATCGGCCGGCCGTTAGTTTGGCTGATTTTGAACCGCAATCTATACAAGCATGGTATTTTTGCATAGGTCTGATGAGATTTTGGGATTTTGTTTAATATTCAAAATCCTTGGCATTTTTTATGATCCAGCAATAATGAGGCGTGAGGTTCGGGCCGGTGCGCGCCTTACGCGTCAGGTGATTGAAGTTCGCGCGCAGTTCGGCCGCCGCCTTATTCGTTATGTGGTTTTTCCATCCGCGTGGCGCGCAAAGCGTGCCACAGACAGGACATTTTTTTAACATATTGGAGTTAGGATTTTTTGAAAAAGTCCCTAATTAATTTTAGGAATGCCGGTTCTTGTCGCGTCATCTTGGCAAAAAATTGCCGGAGCTGATCCAAGGCGAATACTTGCTTAGCCGGATGTCCCCATGCGAAATGCTGGCAGTTCCCCTCGATCGTTGCTGATTCGCTATCGACTTTGTCTATTCGCTCGGCCGAGCAGAATACGCCGGATTCCGATTCCCATTCATAAATTATTTCTCTGGTCTTGGCACTCTGTATCGTTATAATAAATTTTTCATGGGCAGGCGAAATTATCAGCTCGCCGTATTTTTGTTGTATCTTATTTATCATAAAATTATTCTGACTCAAGTTCACTTATATCTGTTTTCTCCGCCTTGCATGATGGGCAATCGGACTTTTTATCGAGCCGGCCTTTCCATCCGCAGACCGTGCAGATGAATGTCTTTTGACTTTTGAATTCCCCGGCTATGCGAGCATTTCCTTGCGCGGATGCGATCTCGGCCTTGTGCCTTAGTTTGAAATTATAAATCGTTGTTTTTGATACTTCATATTTCTCGGCAAGTTCCGCGACGCTTTTGCCGGCGGCGATATCCTTTATCAACGTTTCCGTTGCCTCCGGCCCAAAACGGAAAGCGGTGTCGGTCTTTTTTACAGACGACAAGACGGCGCTTTTTGCGCCGGTCTTGGCGTGCTTCTTATAATGTCTTTTGGCCGGTGCCGGATCGGCGGTCGGTTCGTCGTCTTTTTGGCTTTCAGCTTTTACCTCTATATAAAGATGATCATCATAGACAATTACTTTCTTCCCCTCGATATTATAAATGATAAAATTCATAGTTTTTTATTTATATCTTTTGAAGCAATTATCAATATCTCTTTGTTTGTTTTCCTCCGCGATACTCCAGCGGTAATTCGGCGCGCTTATCATACCCTTGGCATCCTTTGTCCCATTCAGTTCCATGTAGCGCCAATATTCTGACCCGGCTTCATCCATGCAGGTCGCGAGGTCTATTTCGCGCTCCATCCTTATTCTATTCGCCTGATTTATTTCCATTTGCTTTTGGCGCTCGATGGACGCTTGCCTCATGTATTGCGCGGTTATGATTCCGGCTCCCAAAATCAGAAAGCAAATAATCGCGGCGATTGAATAGACGATTTTTCTATCTTTTACCGTGTTCATATTTCACCTCCTTTCGATTCCATATTTTTTTGCTATTGCCTCCTCGCATCGACGGTGATGCTCGGCCTTGAGCCGATCAACTTCCTCCGGCGTGTGGATTGCTATTTTTAATTCTCTAAATATTGCCTCGACCCGGGCCACATTATCCTCCTCCAAGGCGCGAATCAGGCGTTCCGTTTGGTGCGGATCCGCTTGCTCGATCTGCTTTACGGCATCCCAAATACATTTCTTAAATTCTTTGAGCTTCTCGCCCGGCCTGAATGTGAAAATGTAGGCGATGTATTTTATCTGTTTTGGCGTTGCCATATTAGCGTTACTCCCATTGATGGACGATTTTATTCCCCCCCACGCGTCTGTCGAGATTGGTATGCAAGCGACCCTTGTCCGTCTTGGAGCTGATAAAGTCCTCTCCCTGCGCCCAGCCGAGATTGTACGGCTCGGCTCCTTTGCGGTGCATTTCGTCCAAATGGGCAAGCACCAGCTTATCCTCTTTTTCCATATATCATCCAAGCCGCTTATTGGTTCGCGGCAAGGTATTAAATTTCCGGAGCCGGCCTTGGCTTGCCTATGGCATCGCCTTTTATAGGGATTCGCACCCAGCCGGCTTTCGGTTTTTATTACTCCCTATATTATAGCACATTTATTGACTTGAGTCAAGTCGAGTCCCTAAGTATGCCACAAATAGGCCATTTTTTCGTCTTTTTCGCGCGATTCGTGGTGCGATTCTTGTCAAAACAAAAACCCGCAAGGAGGAATTCGCGGGCTTCTGCATTGGCCGATCCGCCGTTAGGTAGAAGGCCTACAAAAGGCAACGCATCGGGATGTGGTGACTTGCGCCTCCTCATCGCCTATGGTGCGCTCTCATCTTATTATTTTTTTGTCCGGTTGTCAAATCAAAAATATCCGGCCATGCCCGGATATTTTTGTATGGAAGCATAGCCGTCGGCGGGAATCGAACCCGCATCTATCCCCTTACGAATACCACTGCTGGCGCGCGCGTGGAGATTGCCTTACCAGTTAAGCTACGACGACTTCAAAAAATGTATGGCCTTTTGCCGAGCATATATTCGCTTTTTGATAAAAATCTTATAATCTCCCACATCGCTGAGTTCTGTAATTCATTGCGCCACCCGCCATAAACGAATGCCGATACTTCTTGGCTTGTCGGTAGGCGTTTTAACATTCCGGCAAGGATCCCCATGGCCTTTACTTCTTGCATATATGTTGCCCAGCTCCGGCCATTCCCATATCGCAAGTCAATCGGAAGTTTCAGCCAGTCCTTATCCATGAATGGCGTGGGATCAATCCATCCGTAATATCCATTGCTTAAATTTTTTGGTGTCATTTTGTCATTCTCTAAAAAGCGTAATCCGAAGTGCAGGTGCGGGCCGGTGGATAGTCCGGTATTATCTGATATCCCAATCCGTTCTCCGCGTTTTATTTCCTGTCCAATCTCAACGAGGCATTCCTTGAAATGGCAATATATCGTGCTGTAAAATCCCAGCTCCGCGTCTTGGCCCAATATCCTCACCTCGATTCCATATCCGGTGTCCTTGTGATTGGCGTGGCTTATCGTGCCATCGTGCGCGGCAAAGACGTCGCGTCCGCTTGTCGCGCGGAGATCGAGTCCGTTATGCCCGGCTAATCCCAAGTCATGATAAAATCCGGCCGGATGATCCGGTGTGTAGAATTCTTTACCGAACAATTGCGTGATCTCGCAGAAAGCGAGCGGTCTTGATAATTTCATAAATAAAAATCGTCCCGGCTTGGCGCCGGAACGATACCCCTTACTTTTTATCAACGAATTTTTTATAAAATCCGCGCCCGACAAATACTACAGCCCCGGCCAAAAGTAGCCCAGCTCCCACCCACACGTTTGTCGCGATCTGAGTAGCGCCGGATGCCACGAGCGTGGTGGCCACAAAAAGCAGAAGCTCTTTATTATAATCCATATGCCTATTTTAATTGTAAAATTTTACTACCTGTCACGCCAAAGCCAATCCCAAACTTTATTGAATGCGATTGATAAAAAGAAAGCTACCGCCGCAATACCGGCGCCGAATTTACCGAGGATTATTTCGTGCCTTTGTACGGTTCCTTTTAGCGCGGCCACGGATCCATTAGTTTCCTTTGCGTGCGCCTCGATGTCCTGAACCTTGGCTTTTATATATCCGATATCCTCGATGAGTTTTGATTCCGTTCGGCTATCCATAATTTTTATCAGCGAATTTCGCAAAATTCGGTGCTATTTTTCGTTTTTATGGCCGTTTGGCCATCTGAATATCAAATGAGGCCGGCGCGCTTAGCCAAAACTTCAAGCAATTCGTCTTTTTCCGACCGTGTTAGCGCGTCAAATTTCTTGCCGCGATGCTTTTTCTTTTGATTTTTTTCGTCCAGTGATTCCATATATTCCACAGCCCGGCCATTATTTCGTATTACTTTTTGCATATCTTAGGTATTAAATGTTACTCCCAACCGCTTGGCGTATGGCGTAAGCGTTGCGTCTTGCCTTGTTAATGTCACCTTGGCTTTCATGTCGCGGGCATCAATTCCCAACGTTAGCGCGTATTCATCCTCTACTTCGCTATTTACGCCGTCAACAGTTGATCTCACATAAGTCAGCGTGCCGAAGCTCTCTGGATCGCCACTTGCCACGGCCGATAATGTCGGCACGACGTCTACGCGCTCCACATAAGCCGAGGTTCCATATCCGGTCGCCAAGGCAATGGCGCTTGTAAATGTTATTGTAGTCACGCCGCCACCGAACGATGGGGATCCGCTTATTGTCTTACGCTCCCGATTGAAATTGTTGGCGTCATAAATATCAATCGTATCGCCATTGGCGAATTTTGTGGTCTGATCGCCGGATATTGTGAGCGTTGTCGCGCCCTGCGCTATGGCCGAGGCGAGATTGAATCGAGCCGTCCAATTGCGCGTCACCCATAGTCGCGCGGATTCCATTACTTGCTGGAATTCAATAAGGATTGAATAATAAACATTCTCTTTATCGTTTCCAACGCCACTTGTCTGCATTGAAAGTTTTTTATTTACTGTATCTACATTCGCCGTTGTCCTTTTTACTGCCGAACCTATGGCGTAAGTATTAGAAAGATTGGCTGTTAGTGTAATTACATTATCAGCTTCTACATAAAAAGCTAAGTCCGAGCTTTCGCTTCCCCAAGTTCCGCTCTCTTTACTCCAAGAGTTTCCGTCTGTATATGTTGGCGAACTACTATCAAGCCCAACCTGATAATAGTTTGAAGCGTCGCCCGTTCCGCTAACTTGTTGAAATACAAGATAATATGTGTTCCCCGAAGTTAGGGATATTGGTGTTGAAAAATCAAAAGTTATGAGCGACGCACTTGTCCCAACGGCACTTTCGGCAACCTCATCTGATGTTCCAAGTAGTGTCCCAGCTTCGGGGTCAATACCAGAGCTATATATTTTTACAACACAATTTTGTGTCGGTGTCCCTGTCTTTTTTAGATAAAGTTTTACGCGAGACATATCGGCAGAAAGCGTCGGCTTAAAACTCATAGCTTCTGCCGTTCGTGTAAGCCATATATTAGTAAAGCCGTCCACATTACTTTCGTTATAGGTGGCGAGCGTTCCGCCAATACTGATACTCTGGATAACTTTATTCTCTCTGTTTGTTGCATCATAAATAACAATCTCCTCATCTTCCAAAAATTCGGAAGCGTCAGAAACTATCAGGTCTGCCTGCCCACTACTTGCTTGCGATACAAGCGTTGTTGAAGCGCCATTTCTCTTTGCAGTATCAGAAAATCCATCAAAAAATAAGCCATTAAATGGCGTGGCTTTGCTATCAAAATAATTTTCCAAATATAACTCAAAAATATTATGTTCGTTTTGAATTATCGCGTTGACGATATCGTTAACATCCGTCGCGTATAATTTTTCGCCGGCGGCGAAGTTATTTTTTAGCATATTTTTCCCCTTAGTTTATCGTGTAAATTATATCAATAGTGAGCGTCTGATCACTTGCCTTTGTCCAATCGACGGCCACGTGCGAGAATAGCTGACCGGAATTCGGCGTTGCGCTCCCATCGATAAATGTCCCAAATTCCTTGTGTGTTCCTACGGCCTCGGCGAGCTCGAACAAGACCGTAATATAGGCCTTGTTGCTTATGTCAGCGTAAGCCGTCGGCGCCTTGCGGAACGTTTCCGTCCCCAGCTGAATGTCGCCGGACGTTGGCGCCGTGGTATTACTCCCAAGCGCGCAATATTTTATCGTGCCGGTATAGGTGGTATCGTTTGCCAATCGCTGAGCAATCACGGCCCGGCCTACGGTGGCCACGAGATTGTGCTTTTTTTCTTGCCTTATGATATTGCCGGCCTTGTCGCGCCACGTGGCAATGATGTTATAGCGGATACTCAAGATTTTTTTGATTGATTTTTGCATAAATTTCTTAGTTTAATATCCCATGGTCGAGTAAGAATTCACGCTTATTGTCGCTGTCGCCGGTCACCTGATATGGCGCAAGCACGCATTCCAGTGTCCACGGATCCTTGCGGACGTTTTCGCTGATAGAAATTGATTCAGCCACTTCCATCGGCTCGGATATTGCTATCGCCTCATCGATCGTCAAATCCTCATACAAATTATAGATTTTTTCCAAAATTTCACCCTCTCTTGATTCATTGACTTCTGTCCGGTCGAGGAGCTGTTGCAATAATCCAACTATATCATAAGTCGGCGCCGAGATTAAATTCGCCGAGTATTTCAATTGTGATTTTGTTGGCGCCGTTATGGACAGCCGACTGATATAAAAATCCTTATTCAATCCGCGTTTCGTACTTTGGATATTTATTTTTTGTCCGGCGCGCAGGCCTTTTTTTAACGTATAAAATGAGCCATCATTCAAGCTCTCGCGGTAGGTTTCCAGCTCGGCTTGCGCCCGGTCAATTGCACCACCTTTGCTTTTGATTTTATTCTCCACGATTTTAAATTCCTTGACGCCATATTTTGTCACGCTCGCCGATTCCTCGCTTTTTATATAGACCGGAATATAAGGCAGACCGGTGATCTCCACGAGCTGGCCGGCGGTCGGCTTGTTATCGCTTCGGAATCTTAAAGTTTTCATTTCAAAATTGTAT